GTTTTTGCCTGCAACAGCTGACTTAGTATTTTGACCGTTGTCACCCATTGTAGCATTTATTTTTTCTACGTATTCACGCATTGTTTCTGATTCTGACTTTTTTGACTCGTCAACTTCTTTGTCGTCCTCGTCTTCATCATCTGATTCAAAAGCATATGATTCTTCTTCAGCATTGTCTTCAGTATCGCCCATGTCCATGTCCATGTCGTCATCACCTTCGTCATCGCCTTCGTCGCCTTCGTCATCGCCTGACATCATTTTTTCAAATTCAGCTTTTAATTCGTCTAGTGCGTCTTCTAGGTCTTCAACACGATCTTCAACATCGCCTTCGCCTTCTTCGCTATCAGCGTCCATATCAGGTGCCATATCGTCAACATCACCTTCTAGATCGTCTGCCATGTCCCCGCCAAACGCAACCATTGGATCTGCTTCAACTTCAAACTCTTCTAAGTCAAAGCCTTCGTCTAGATCTTCGTCGTCAGACTCTTCAACTTCGTCATCAGTTGACTCATCAACTTCTTCGTCGTTGTCATCTTCGTCGTCAGACTCTTCAACGTCTTCGTCTTCTAATAATGATTCATAAATATCGCGTGATTTTTCAACAACGATTTCGTGGAAAAGCTCTTCTGCGCCAGCTTTATCTTCGTTGATAAGACGCTCGAGCATTTCTTCAAATTTATTTAGATCTGCCATTTTTATTCTCCTATAAATGTTTTACCTATGGTAAGGCTGTCAAATGTATTTACTATTTATATAAAATATGGCATGATAATAGGCTCAAAACGAATCGTTTTAAGAAATGTTGAATATTTTTTTGAAATCTTCAATAGATAAGTGTTTTAAATTACTAAATTTATTTATCTGAGGAGGTATAAAGTTATCTTGTGCTATTACTCTGTAAAATTGTATTCTTGGATTGTCTTTAATAACAGTGCATGTTTGTTTTAACCAATTTCCGTAATACGTAGCACCATCGGACATTCTTTTATAGTTAGGTGTTCCTGCATAAACATTATTAACTATTGTATTGTTTTCCAAGCCAGCATAATCAAATCCTAAAATGAATATTTTTTTATAATTAGGCATATATTGAGTTGCTAAATGAAGTGCAGTAGGTCCTGAACTCCAACCTTTACTAGGCTTAAAATAGTTAAATCCTTGTAATTTTTTGTATGCCTTATTTTGATTAGTCCATACGTTTGGATTGTGCATTTGATACTTCTTTTTATCGATTTCAAGTATCATTTTTACGTCAACTGCAACTAAGTAGTCAGGGTCAAACTCTCTATATAAAGCATTACACCCGTATACTTTTCCATATTGTTGCAATTTTTTAGGGTCAATACTTTTACGACTTGTTCCGTTGCCTAAGACAAATCCGTATTCGTCTTTAAGATGGTCTGTTAGAGTCTTTTTTTGAGGTTGACTTTCGTAAAGTTTTTCAACTTTTTTTTGTCGACGTCTTTCAGCTAATAGTGCTTGTACTTGTTTTTTAGTATATTGAGACTTATCTAACTTAGGCATTAAAGACCGCCCGCAGCAACTTCCTGAGCTGCTATTCCATACATTTGTCTAACAAAATTTAATTCTTCTGTTTTTTCTCTGTTATGTAATTCGGCTGCTTTTCGTGCGCGGTTGATCTGTCTTAATGTTAGTCTAGTTTTTCTTGTATCGTCAAGAGATACTACACTGTCATCGTATGCTGGATCATAACGATCGTCTTCCTGTGGAAGAAGTGTTTCTTTGTCATAATAAAAAAGTTCACGTAGTATCATATTATTATTTATCTTATATTGTTACATCATTAGGTTGACCAGCTGCTGGTGCACCAGCATTACCGAGACTATTGCCAGTCGATGTATCAGGAGGTGGTGCTTCGCCGCCATCAACACCGGGTTCGTCACCAGGTACTTCTGCATCAAGGCTGTCTAAATCTGACCCAATTGCAGATGAACTTATACCAACACCTCTCATTTCAGCAGCAGCATCAGCTGTGCTCCTATCTAATGTTTCGTCATTTTCTTCTCGCCACAAACGTTCATTTTCTGCAATTTCTTCTGCACTCATTCCTAAGAAGCGTGACATTGCAAATCTATTTGAAATGTACGGTATTGCACTCATTTGTGTGTATGTTGGTACACGAGCATTATCAAGTTCTGCTTGTCGATAACTTGCAAAGTTTTGCGGAGCTTCAAAACCAATATCAAACATATTAGTGTCGATATTAATACCTTTTGTAAGAATATATCTTTTGAATTCTTGATTAAGATTTTCAATTAATAGTCCTTGCAAACGTTCGCAGTAAGTGTTAAATCTTAACTCTTGAATGTAAGCGGTTCCGACTCTGCCATCGTTATATGAACTAGCTCCGTCATCTGCACCTGTAGGAAGATAAGAGGAAGGAATTCGTAAACCGCGTACAAGCTTATTAGTAAAGTAACGTAAATCATCAATCTCTCCTAAGTTAGTACCGCCCGGAAGTGTTTCTACTTTAGATCCACGTCCTTCTGCTGTTTGAGGGAAGAAGTAATCTTCGTTGATTGACAGAGGATTGTATGACGAGTCTATGACATTCGCTCCTCCTCCTGTTGACGATGGGATACGTCTTTGATGTATTTCCGTTTTTACACGTTCAACAAATTGCATAGCAAGGTGTGATGGCATGTTACCCACATCAACGTAGAATACTCTGCGCTCAGGCGCACGTTGTACTCGATAGATGATAATAGCATCTTCGAGTAATTCTTTTTGTTTGTAAACTTTAAAAATAGTTTCTAATAATGAATTACCAAATGGAAAGTTATTGTCTAAGCCTTCAGATAAACTTAGATGCACAATGTGTTCTGCTGATACTGCTAGCTCACCGTCATCTAAACTAAATCTAGAACCTGGAGGATTAGCTCCTCCGCCTGTCATTCCCCTTGATCCGCCTGTTGGTTGATATTGTCCTCCATGCGGATTAGTTATATTTCCGTTAGTTTGATGAGGAGTTGTTGCAACTAGATCTCTAAAATTAAAGTTTACATTTTTTATAATGTATTGTTCCGCAACTTTTCCTTCACTTTCATTAACAATAATGCGTGTTACATTTGCAGGATCAATATGAAACAGTTTTTTAGTTTCTGGATCTCTTAAGAAAAATTGATCACCATACTTAAAGGTATTTCTTAAAATTCGAAACATTCTAGTTTCAAATTTTTGTATTTTACACCACTGTTTTAGGTATTGACCTAAAATATTAATTTCGTTATTAGTTGCATTTTTATTGAAGTTAAACTTAAAGTTAGTTTGATTTGAATCATTCTTCTGTGTGCAAAATTCAGCAAGGATATCTAATGCGGCATTAACTTCCGAATCCATATCCATTGTATTATATTGTCCGTAACGATCAACACGATTCGGAGCACCAACGTAAACGTCTGGAAGATAAGAACTATAATTAGACCTAGCTGGACCAGCATTAAGTCCTCCTCGATTACTTCCGAGAGGACTATAAGACCCTGATATATTATTTTCTGTGTTTACCGGTGTAAAAAATTTCTTCCAGCTCATTATCCTAGTCCTTTAAATAGGTTTCCCGATAGTCCGCCTATCGATCTTAATTGCTTGGTTGCAACTCTATTGCCTTGTGCTAATTGACCTGCCATACCGCCCATAGTACTATTTAACTGTTCTGCAATTTCTTTGAAGCCTTCTTGATTACCGCTCGATTGCATTTTTTCAATTGCTCCTCTAAAGTTAGATTGCATTTCTCCTAGGGCACTTATCATAGGAGAAAGATCAATATCTTGCGAGTTCCGACTTGAATTTGCAGTTACATTATTCATCGATGTTGTAAAAGATGTTGACAAATTTTCTAATTGGCTTGCTACTGTGTTGCCACGGCCTCCTTCGAGTGCAGTACTAAATGTAGTATCTAAACTTTGTAGCAACTGGGATAATGACGATGATGCTGATCTTGCAGACTCTGAAGACAATGCTGAGTTCATCCCTCTTGCCATATTTGTTAATTGTTCTTCTGTAATAACACCTTCTCGTCCGTGTAATTCTGTTAAAGTTCCTTGGCCAAAATCTTCAAGTAACGACCCAACTGCTCCCAAACTTCCCCCGCGTCTACCTTCAGTAACATTAACAGTCCTAGCAGTAACACTCATATTGCTTACAACATTTTGCAATTCTTCAGCTAATCTAGCAGGCGACATTGATTCACCGACGTCAATAGCTGCTTCTACTCTTCGATTTAATCGTTGTTCAGTTCTGCCAGTTGCTTCTGCAACCATATCAAGTAAATCGTCATAACTCGAGTCTCGTATTATTCTGTCAACAAATTCAGCTAAACTTACTCCGGCTTCACTTGCTTGCTCTTCTAATCTTTCTCTCAGTGCTCCAGCTTCGACATCATTTAACAAGGTGCTTACAAGTAACATAGATGATTTTGCTTGTTCTTCATTGTATGAAGCAGCATTAGCAAGCACAGTTTCTGCAACAGTTGTGTCTGCTGCTTGATCTTCAGAAGTGCCTTCTCTAGGTCCTTCTGGTCCTGATGGTGCTGGATCTAATCCAAGCTGTTGCCCAATTGAATTAATTAGCCCTGTAACGGATTCGTTTATTGCTTGCGGTGTAAGGCCAGTTTGCATAAAGTCTGCAAAATTTCTAAATTCAGTTTTTAGAGCTGTCATTTGTCCATTAGGTCCTATTAGTCCTTCACTAATTGCAGCACCTAAATTTTTAATTTGTAATTCTGTTTGGACTATGCCTCTTCCAAGTTCTTGACCGGCTGTTCTATCTTCTCCAGGACCTCTTCGTGCATCGGCTTCAGCTGCAACTTGATCTCTTGCAGCTTTTACAGCATCAGCATAACTCATGCCTTCTTCCATAAATCTCGAAATTGCAGTTTCGTATTGACCTGCATTTTCTAACATTGTTGCAGCCGCTTGTCCGTATTCGTTGCCTGCACTAGCAAGCATAGCTGTGTC